ATTCAACTGCCAAACCTCTTAATTCTTCTGCGATTGCCTTAATATATGTATAAGAATTAATACTTCCACCCTGCTTCATTCTTTGACTAGCACAGATGTTTAAATAATCAATAAAAATAATATCTGGAACATACTCTCGTTTTAATTTCAATTCTTCCAACAAAGCACGGAAGTGACCAGAGTGAGCACCTGCAGTTGGATATTCTTTGATAATTAGTTTACCTTGTGTTTTCTTGGCAATCTTTTCAATACGACTATCAAAGATATCTCTATCAACAACTTTCAATTCATCCATTGACAAATTTAATAAATTAGCATCGATACGTTCTGCAATTCTTTCTTCTGCCATTTCCATTGTTATGTATAATACATTTTTACCTTGCATCAAAGTAGATGCAGCAACGTGACACATGAATAAGGATTTACCAACACCAGTTCCTGCCAACGCAATATTCAAAGTTTTCTTACTCAACCCACCCTTAGTGATTTTGTTAAACATGTCAAGGTCAAATGGAATCTTTTCCTCAACTCTATGATAAAAGTCATAACGTGCACTATGGTCATCCAAATAATCATGACCAATATGATTGTCAAATGTAACAGCCAATGCTTCGCTAAGAATATGGGGTATTGAATCTTGTGTAAAGTTTTTATCATTACCATCAATAATTTTAATTGAAGCAAGAATTGCATTATACACAGCACGATCTTTACAAAACTTCTCTGTGTTTTCTAACATCCATTCATCATTGGATGGTTCATCAGATAACTGTGTAACATAACTATTAACGTCAACCAACTCTTTATCAGTCAGGTCTTTTCTGTTTGATATTTCAATTTGTAAAATTTCTTTTGTTGCAGGTTTGTTATACGTGTTAAAAAACTCAATCAACTCACTAGCAATGATTGTTTCTTTTCTATCTGAAAAATATTCTTTCTTTATGAAAGGAATTACTTTTCTACAATAATGCTCATCATGAATAAGACTACTAAGAATCTTTTGTTCTATTCTCATCAATTCCACCTGAATAAACTATACTATTTTTTGCAAGATTTTGTTCTATTAAATCAACAAGAATATTTCCGATTTCTTGCTTGAATTCTTCTTGGACCACACTAATACCATAATCATCATGAATATGATAATCGAATTTAAGTTTGAGTTGGTTTTCCATTTCTTCAAACTCAACTTTACCGTAGGAGTATATTATACCTGAATACTTCCCAGATGTCAATTCTATTAACTGAAAACCATTAACATCTTTTTGCAGAATTTCATAGTTTAGCATTATTCGTCAAACTGCAATTCTTCCAATGCTTTATCCAAATCATCAGGTTTAATCATATCACTTGTACCCATAGAGTATTTGTTTTTAACATAATCATAAAATGTTTTATCCATAATAATTGGCATCCAGAACTCTTTGGTATCAGTATCTTTGATACGATATTTCTTTTCATCTCCAGCAATCGAGTACCAACCATTAGATGGTTTTACTACATGACCACTTTCGATAGCGAGATCAAGCAAACCAGACCACTTACTAATACCACCGTCAAAAGATACAGAAACAGGGATCTTAGATTTTTCTTTAACATAACGAGATTTTTCTACATTGATAATAAAATTGTAACCTGTAACTTCAGTGCCTTCTTTTTCTTGTTGACGACCTAGAATAAAAATATTGTCTGCAGAATAATAAGAACCAGTACCACCACCAACGATATCTTTTGGAAATAAACCAATTTCTTTGTATGTATGATTTACTACAACCAAAGGAATATCTTTCATTGTAAGGTGTGGTGTGACCATACGAAACAATGACTTCATTTGTTTCGCACGAGACATATCAGCTACCGATTTACCATCCATGGCATCTTCAACTTCTTTCTTAGAAGCCAGATTACCAATAGAATCAATAACGATAATAACGTGTTCATTACGTTCAATGTTATTCAATTGTTGCATAATGTCAAACTTCAATTGTTCAACATCCATAATTGGTGTATGAACTACACGTTCTGTATCGATACCAAATGAATCGAAATAAGATTGTGGTGTGCCAAACTCTGAATCATAAAATAGAAGAACTGCATCTTCATACTTTTCCATGTAAGACCTTGCCATCAATAAAGAAAACGCAGTCTTAAAATGCTTACTTGGACCAGCCCACATGGTAAGTCCTGGAGTCAGACCACCATCAAGCCGACCAGAAAGAGCCACGTTGATAATAGGAATGCTGGTTGGAATCATATCCTTCTTTGTGAAGAATTTTGATTGCGATAAAATAGCAGTATCTTTAATCGTGCTATTATTTTTAATCTTGTCTAGTATACTCATTTAATATCCTTTTTATTTACAATATAATTTCCAATTACCAAATAATCAATATCCATTTTCAAAAATGCTTCAATTGCATGAGTTGGTGTTTCAACTATCGGTTTACCATTATCATTAAATGAAGTGTTCAAAATAACTGGTACACCTGATAGTTTTTGATACTCAGTTATTAATTGTGTCACTTCTGGGTTCTGCTCATATGTAATTGTTTGTATTCTACAGCTATTATCTTCATGGGTTATGGCAGGGATAACACCACGTTTATCTTCTTTAACTGTTAATGAATATAACATATATGGTGTTTCAAACGCATCTTCAAAATATTCATCAACATATTCTTTTAAAATAATTCCAGCAAATGGTCTCCAGTATTCTCTATGTTTAACTCTTGTATTTAAAATATCTTTGTGCTCTTTTTTACGAGCACTCATTAAAATAGATCTAGCACCTAATGCTCTTGGTCCAGCCTCAGATCTATTTTGAAACCATGCAACAATTTTATTTTGGTGTAGTTTATTAGCAACATCTTTGAATACTAAATCAGACTGCTTATAATATGTAGCATTCACTGGGTGTTTGTTTATTTCCAATCCAATTTCTTCATCAGAATATTTCTTTCCAAGAAGTGCTATATTAACAGGCACTTCAATATCAAACCCCTGTTTAAATGCATGATAAGCTGCAGCACCAAAATTTAAACCAGTATCATTAGTAAATGGTGGTATATGAACATTATCAAATATACCTGTTCTGATGATGTTTGTGTTAGACAATACATTTAGAAAAACACCACCAGCAAAACAGACGTTTGATTTTAAATAATCCATTTCAGATAACATTTTGATATAATCAAGCATCGAAGACTCAAATGTTTTTTGACATGTTGCAGCAAGATCTTCTGGAGATAAAGATGTATCTATGTCATTAAGATCAAACATTACATAAGGAACGCCACCCCAAGATTTATCAGATTTTTTATATCGTTGTATTTTGCTGGCTTTACCATAACTAGATAACCCCATAACTTTACCATCTACTGATTCTGGTATTATATCATCCCATGTTTCTTCTGGTATATTCTGTTTGGTAACATAGGCTTTAAAAGAATTCCTATGGTAGTAATCTCCAAACCTGTTGACCAATCTATCCCCAACAAATAGCTTAAATTGTTTTTTACTTTTGTCAAAATATCCTATAGTGTTACACTCATGTTCAAAAACTCTATTGTGTAAATCTAAGGCTAAAGAGCCAGCACCATCTAGCGTAATAATAACACCATCATTAAAATTACTGGTAAACACAGAAGAAGCTGCATGGCATAAATGATGAGAATAAATTTCTAATTTTGCATTAGGAAACATTCGTTTTATAGTTTTTTCCACTATACCAAGTTCTAACTGTTCATAAAATATCTCAATACACTGTGTTGGTATACAAACAACATCTATATCAACCTCAGAGATACCACCAATATCTAAACACTGTTTAATTGAGTTTATTGGATAGTTACCATCATATTTTATACCAGTTAATCTTTCTTCTGAAACAGAATGTATATGTTTTCCACTACAAAACAATGTGGCACCAGCATCATGCACCCATGTTGTGTAATTTAATCTATTGGGATGCCAAAACTTATTAGCATCCCAATCAAAACCACCATATATTCCAAGAATATTCATATTAAACTTGTAAAAATTCTAGCAATTGAGTTTCATTCAACATACCAGTGTGTCGTTTAATTTCATTTTCTTGATCATCAACAATAACCAGTGTTGGAACAGAACGAATATTAAATTCTGTTGCCATAAAAACATTATCATCAATATTAACTTCTTCAATAGGAATATTAATCTTATCTTTAGCACCATTAATAATCATAGTTAATCCTTTACATGGTGCGCACCACTCTGCGTAAAATTTTAAAACTTTCATTTATTTCTCCTCAATCGTTGCATTTTTTGTGTTTAAATTTAAATATGTATTAATATCTACACATCCTAGTTCACCAGTGACAAATGAATTAAAACCCAATACTAATCTATCTGTTGAGCCAGTGTTCGGTGATACCTTATGTAAAATCCAACTTGGAAATATTAAAACATCTCCAGTTCTCGGAGAAAGCGTAATAGAATTAGTATTGAATCCATTTAACTCAGAAAACTCATAGTTAAATCTAAAATGTTTACTAATAGTACTTTCAAATTCAAATGTAACATCAGATGTTTCTGCATCCAAATAATACACACCAGAAAATATAGAATTTGGGTGATTATGAGCATGATGAGAAGCACCTGTTGGATTTCTTGTAAACCAAGAATTGGTTATCATAAAGTCATTAGTAATGCATAGGGTTTCTTTAACATATTTGTCAAGATATTGTTTACAAAACAATTTAATATCAATTAGATCTTTATGCTCCAGAACATAATGTGACTTAGTGATAAGTCCTGGTGTTGGTGTGTCCTTATACATATGAGCAGAATAATCATGCATAATTATTGTTTCATATTCTTTATCTGTTACGACTCTACCAGTGTTATACAACATAATAGGTATACCACCAACATTATAAATTAGTGCTTCCATATTTTCCTTATCCAAAAAAGTCTTCCAAAGAAACCTGTTCTTCGGTTTTCCATTTTAACGGTTCAATAACAATTTGAAGTGCATCAATAAACACCTTTTCAAATTGAGTATCATAATCTATGTATGCTTCCAATTTAAACTCCTTAGGAAGATGCTGGCTGAATGCGATAACATCTTCTTGGAATGGATTTGGTGTTCTCAAATAAACGAACTTAATCTTATCTCCATCACGAATTGGTTGATATTTTTTATCAAGACCCAATCGTTTACAATGGTGATTATAAAGCAGTGCACCACGAACATGAATTGGTGTTCCTTTAGCATAAATCGGACTACCTGCATATTGTTTCATACCATTCACACCACGAGGAAAGGCAATGTCTTCCACTGGCATCTTATTAAATTCTTTTCTAAAATCTGTAACATATGTATGTAATGACTTTTCGTTACCATTTAAAATAACATTCAAAGAGTCTTTTAATTTATCACGAATAACTGCAGGTGTGGATGATTTAACCATTTCCAAACCCATAACTTTAATTTTAGGTTTAGCATACTGAACACCCTCAGAGTTATGCACATTGATAACATATCGTTTCTTGGCAGTCCAGATTGCTTTATCAGCTAGAACCTCTCGCTTCATCTGCATCTTTTGACTATATGCATTCATATAATCTGCCAATTCCTGATAACTACTATCAATGAATGGTTGAAAAACTTCTTCACAAACACGATCCATATACTTAATCTTCTGTTCAGTAGTTTTATCAATACAAACCTTTTCAACCAATTCTTCCAATGACAAATAAATGGAATCAGTATCAATTGCAATTACGAAGTCTTTGTCTTGTGTCTTAAGCGTTTTGTTTAGGAAAGCGTTCAGTTTATTTGCCATCCAACGAATGGATAACTGACCTGAAGTGGTGATTCCTTCAGCCATACGAATATCAAAGTATCGGAAATACTGATTACCCATTGCACCATATGCTGAATTCAAAGCAATCTTCATCGCCATTTGCAGATTAGTCAAACGTGATATGTCTTTTAATAAGTGTGTTTTAGTTTTATCGTTTTGATATTCTTGCTCAGCTTTCAACATCTGCTTCTTAAACTTACTTCGGTTTACATACATTTGTTCCATCAATTCAGACATAAAACCTTTTACGTCTTTGCGATAAGTCCACCCATTAGCTGTCAATGCTAAATCTCTACGTTTGAGATATGATGTATCAATCTCTTTGTTTAATAACTTATCAACAGTCACTGACATCTTCTCGCTGGTTAGTGCTTCTGGGCTAATGTTATATTGCATAATTAAATGTGGATATAGACTGTTTAAGTCAAAAGACGCAACCCACTTATGCTCTCCAATCAGAGGATCTTTAACATATGCACCCTCGAATTGAGCATCTTTGCCAGAAGATGACTTCTGTGGAATAACAATCTTCTTCTTTCTCAAGTGATTATAGATGATAGTGTCCCACATACGAACCTGAGAATAAACATCTTCTGGATTAATCTTAGCATTATATGCCATGGTCAAATGTAACTCAAGCAATCGCATCTTGTCTTCCAGACGGTCAACAAGTTCAACGTCATGAATGTTATATTCAACAAACTGTTCCCAATAATTTGTATAAAAATCTTTAAAGTCAGTTCCTGGATTTTCTTTTTTCTTATCACCGAGTTCCATATCAGCAATATAATCCAAACGATATGATTCCTGTTTAGTATATGTATATTTTTTATACAGTTCCAAATAATCTAGCTGAGAAATACCAAGGATGTCATATGAAATTTCTTCGTTACCTTTCACGAAAATCTTTCGTTCACTTATGTATCCCCATGGAGAAATCTTTTCTGCAAAGGAATCTCCAAGTTCTCTGGCAATACGTTTAATCAAATACGGAATATCAAAAAAGTCTGTATTCCAACCAGTTACAATATCTGGATAATTTTGTTGCCAGAAAATAATAAACTCTTTGAGTAGTTGTTGTTCAGTTGAACAGTAAATGTATTTTGCTTCATCATTACGATTAGAATTAAATGATCGTGTGCCAAAGGTTGTTATCTTTTTAGTTTGAAGATCCTTTAACGTAATCAGAAGAATCTCTTCATTCGCCATTCTGATATCTGGGAATCCATTCTCAGTGGCAGTTTCAATATCAATTGTGAACACTTTGATTTGTTCCATATCCCAGTTGATGTCATCTGGATATGTGTCACTGATATATTGATATGCATAATTGGTGTTACCGTAAATTGAGAAACCTTGCACTTCTTCATATCGTTTTAAGAAGTCTCTAGTTTCTTTAATAGTTCCAGGTTGGATTGCATACACTTTATCTCCGTCAAGAGTTCTCCACTCTGACGGTTTATCTTGTTTATGATTTGTTACATACAAAGTCGGTTGAAAATCAACCTTTACTTGATAACGTTTCCCATTGCGGTATCCTCGAACGAGAATCTTGTCACCAAGTGGTTGTGCCGAAGTATAAAATTCCATTAAGAAATAACTTTCCCATACATTAGTTGCATTGCGTCTAGTGCGCAATCGTGAACAGGGTGGTGCTTAATCACCTCATGTCGTTTGAAGAGAGGATGTTCTACTTCTACATATCCATTTGTAGTTCCATACAAAATGTCAACTGCAGTTCTCACATCTCTCCACATATTATACCCTGTAATTTCTTGCAAGCCAAGTTTAACACACAATGAATCTATTACAAGTTGGTCAAGAGAACCTCGTGCCCACATTGTTTGTTTATCTGCGTTCGGGAATTTTGCCATATAATTTTGCAGAGTTTTAATTGCATTCTCTGCAGTCATGTCTTCGCGAGATGGATCGAATGAAACTTTGCGAGTATATTCGTGCTGTTCCTTCCACCAATCAAGAGTAGATTTAGAAATACTACGACCCATCTGCGCCTGCTCCTTTGCATTAAATTTAACAAAACAAGCAGAGTCCAACAAGTCTTGGTATGTTGGTCTTTTCTCTGGATCGAATTGAATTAATGCTGCCGATAAAATGACAGCATTGGATTCAACACCCAAAGTTTCTACATCAAAAATAAACATCAACGATTCCTATCAGTATCAGAATATTGTTCAGTGTGGACAACATTATCTTGTTCAAGCACTTTTCCTTCATATCCCTGTTCAACCATTGTTGTGAATGTATTCTTCATCTTTAATTCTTTATCCCATGAAGACAAATAATCATTATCCTCATCAAATAATTTTAATGCTTCTTCTTCAGAAACAACACGATGACTTGTAATAACTTCACCAAGATGTTTTTGAGAAAACTCTTTTGCTTCGTCCATAGTTACAGTATCAAGTGCATAATCTGGATGAGCATCTGGTGCTTCCACCATATAACGCATACGATATTGAGAAATACATTCAACTAGAACCCATGCCATAATCAATCTCCATAAAGTTTATATTTTCGTCAATGATTTCCATAGTGGATTTTGACTTTTTAAATTTTTCTTCGTAATCACCATAAACTGCAGAAGTATAGCCATTCATACCATATCTTGATTTGTGGCAACGGTATACGCTTCCAGAATGTCCATAGAACAAATAACATTGTCCATCTTCTTCAATCTTAGTAATACCACTGTTCATCCTCCAAGATGATCCAGAGAGATAACTACTATTCCAACTTGCAAGTATCTTAAAGGTTACATTTTCCTCGTGGGTAAACTTTACCATTACCCAATAATCTGGTGTATATTCTTCCATATTATTTCCATGTTCGGTGTTTCTCAGCTACCCATTCAATACCATCATATTCTTCGATATACCATTGGACATCATCTGGAATATCAACAACTTTCAGCTCTGCTGCCCAACCGTTTGCTGCTTCACCAAGTTCTTCTACAACTTGAACAAGATCAGGGTTAGAACGATCTAAAATTTTTCCGTCATGCCAATAATTGTCATCAGAAATCTGATCAACATAATATTCGTACTTACTGAAAGAAGAATCTTTTTCTTCAACAATAAGATTGATGTTCTTGAGTGCAGCGTAACGCATAATTGCTTCGTGCGATAAACCGAACCCACCATAACATGTATTGATAACTATTTTCATTTCACTTCCTTAGAAGAATCTGCCACATCTTTGTCCTCACGGATCTCGACAAATATGGGAAGGAACAAACTGTGTTCACCAGATTTGTTTTTAATACGAGAATTGTACTTGATAGCCACAATTTTACCCAAAAGATCTTTCTCTTTATACGTCTTACGATGCGTGTCATTAAATCCACTCCCAACATTAACTTTAATAATTCCATCAGAAGACTCACAAACAATAGCACCAAGCATACCAGTATACTTACCAGTACCGTCTTCAACTGCTACAATTTTTAAATCACACTCTAATTCACCTTTGAATTTAATTTGTGACTTAGTTCTTTTGTCTTCCCAAATACCTTTGTAATCTTTTAAAATAATACCTTCAAGCCCATCAGCCAAGTATTGTTTGAAAATTGTTGTAGCTTCTTCTAAAGAAGAAACAACATCTGATGTTACTAACCAGATACGTTTGTTTTTGGATGGCTGTTCTTCAATAAGTTTAGAAAGTTTCTCGAATCGTTCGTTATAAGGTTTAGCATATTCTCCATCAGTAAAATTAATGTATGGAATTATATCCCAAACAGTAGCATGAACCATAGATGCTTCCTTGTCAGAAATAGTTCCTTTGTTAGCTTTACTAAGAATACCATTACCTGTCTGACGATCCATAAATTGATAATCCATAGGATCCATTACCATCAACTCACCATCGAAAACACAATCTATATCACCTGCCAATGCAGCGAATTCTTTTTCTAAATTGCCAAGTAGATGAATCTCTTTACCATTACGACTACGGAATTCTACCTGACCAGAACGAACAATCGCATTAAAACGCATACCATCCATTTTTAACTGAACATAAGCTGGGTACTCAAGTTTATCCACTAGTTTCTGCTCATAACCAGAACACAACATACATGGATATTCTCTAATCAATCCCATCCATACATCGTTAGCTGTAGAAATAGAAACACCACATTTTAAATCTTTTTGAATAATACGTTCAATCACCTTAGCATCATCTGCACTAACAGATGATAGAAGAGTGCGCAGATATTCAATACCTGCATTACCTGTTACATTTCTACTAGAAAGTTCATAGAGTCCACCAAGAGCATTTTGCAAGCTGGTTTGATTATTGTTAGTTGTATAACTAGGAATCTTACGAATGTAAAATTGAGTAAACGGATCCAATGCAAGAAAGATTACTTGTCTAAGAAGTTGATTGTTTACATTTTGTCTTAGCTTGTCCAGCTTATAATTTCTGGAAGCATTTGCAGCCAGATCGTTTAAGAATTCATGGATATTCATAATGTAAGTATACCTCAAATAGACTTGGAAGACAAGTTTCGTTTTAGAATTTTAAATTGCCTGTATCGTTTATCAAACCTCATAGGTTTTGTAAACATTTTAAAATCATTAGGATTGTTCCATTTGAAATATCCATATATCTTATGCATACTATCAGACATTAGATAAGTGTGGTTAGGTTGACGGAAATCAACTTTCCACTTAGTTATTTCTTTTGCAAGAATCATAATAGACCTGCCACTTTACGAGGAAAGCCATTAGAAAAACCAGAAGATCCACCCATAAATCCACGAGAGTTTTTAGCAGTCATTTTAGATTTGGGGGTTTTGCTTTTTCGTGAATCTACTTGGATAACTCCACCACGTCTAAGGAAATCCTGTAGTGCAATTTCTCCTTCAGTGCGAAGTTCTGCTTTAGTTTTAGTAGAACGATTGTAAATAACGGATTTGTTCACATTAGTCATAATTTAATCTCCTCATCAAGTATAAGTATATTATACAGTAATTCGGAATAAAAGACAACAACTTTTTGCAAATACCCCTACAAAAAATAGGGATTAAACCCTGTTATTTACAGGTGTTTTACAGCCCTGGAACCGAACCAGCAGAAGCGATTTGAATCCCTGATCCAAAAAGACGGTTGTACTCGTTTACCATCTTAACATCAGCTTCGCAGTGACTTACAACAGCTTGGGGGTTTAGTGTGATTTTTCCTGAAGCGTAAGGCATGTAAGGCATCAATCCGACACCAACACCTTGTTCAGTTCTCTGCATTACGATAACAGCAGGAGATTTGAGAGTATATGTACCAGCAAGGTCATCATACTCGGAGATTAATTCTTCACCAGTCACTAACTTAAAAATACGAATAGTCATATCAATCCTCTATAATAAGTTTTTCAATAAATTCTGCAGCATCATTTTGATTTGTAAAATATTTAATAAAAATATTATCTGTATCATAACAATTTTGTGCAACTATCATTATTTGTTTTGTTTTGTAAATAGACACTTTCATAATCCAGTCACCACGTCTAACTGTGACAAAGGATATCATGTTTTGTGTTATTTTTGCTTTCATCATACAACTATTTAGGGAGCCGAAGCTCCCTATTGTATGACTACATTCTATCTTCTATTTCTTCAAGCAGAAGCGATTTGTTATTAGCAGCAAACTCAGATACTGTATTTGGCTCGTCACTAATATCAATCTTCTTAGGTTTCTTATGCTCAGGAATAATACGCTCCAAGAAAATCTTTAGCATACCATTTAGCATTTCTGCACCACGCACTTCTACTTGGTCATTCAATGCGAATGTTCGAGTAAAGTTACGTGTAGCGATACCTTTGTAAATCCAATCGGTTTCTTTATCTTCAGTAGCATTACCCTTAACAACAAGTTTATCATCTTGAAGTTCAATCTCAACTTCTTGTTTAGAAAAGCCAGCGATTGCAAGTTCAATAATGTACTTGTTGTCTTCTACTTTTCTGATGTTGTATGGTGGGTAATTTGGAACATTCTTTGTTAAATCGTCATGCATTCTAGCTAGACGATTAAATTGGTCATCGAAACCAACAAAGAATTTTTCTAGATCTTTAAGATCGTTGAATGTGAATGGACTTAGTTTTGTCATATCATTTCTCCTATTAAGCGAGTTTATTAAAAATTTGCTACCCCAAAGGCATAGCAATTAAGTGGTCGGCTTTTTACGTGGTACCGACTAGCCACGTTTTTATTCCAAAGGATAAACTATTTATACACAGTCACTAAATGCATCAATCCATCTTTTATTACAATCTATATCTTCTGGTTTGCATACAGTATTAGTTTGTGGCTGTGGTATTTCTTTAATAGTCTCAGGTTTGTCTTGTAGAGTTTGTGACTCTTTTTGATCAACCATGATTATCTCCTTTTGGGATTAATGGGTTTGTATTCTATTTAGTATTTTTTAAACTAAAACAAAAAAGGGAGCTAAGCTCCCCTTTTCATTTATACGGTGAACAATTACTTGTTCATTACGTACATGGTTACTTCGAAACCGAAACGCATTTCAGTTGCTGTTGGTTTTGTCCACATAATGTTTCTCCTTTGTTTATAAAATTTATAAACTCAGATCGTTAGAGATGACTTTCGTCAAAGGTCTAACTTGAGGCTCATATTCCTTTTGTATAGTTTCCCATACATTACTACTTATCTGAAAACTCCTAAAAACCACCTAATGAAAATCATTAGTGTTCTATAAGACAGATAATTATTATCAGCTAATTAAGCTGGTTGTTCTGATGTTTTATCTTTTGCAGCTTCTTCTTGTTGTTTAATAAGTTCAGCTACTTGTGGTTCGCCTTGTTGTTTGATTTTAGAAATCAACATGGCAATTTCTTCGAATGGATGTTTACCGAGAGAACGAAGAATAATATTTACTTCATCAACACTCAATTCAAGTTTAATCATTTTGACTTTTTTCCTATGTTATATTTTGGTACCAATTCCCACTGGTCTTTTTCTTTATAAGAGACCACCTTAATTTGAGAAAGAGATGCTTTAGGTTCAGCTTGACTAGAAACTAAAATTTTTAGTAATTCCCAGTCTTGCAATAAACTTGCAATTGCATTCCTTCTTTCGATATCACCAGTAGTGATATTCGATTCTTTTCCATCAAGAGCGAATAACTCTTTAAAATGGACAATGAAGTATCTACCTTGCTTATGTAAAATGTGGCAAGATTGATATAATTTGTTTTCTTTTCTGGATGCGATCCCGATGCGGGTAAGTGTTTCACGAACCTTCAAAAAGTTATCTGGCTCTGGCAAACTTACTTCAAGCATCGACTCTGGAGTCCAGTCATAGTAAATCTCCGTAGTCATTACTTTCCACCTTTGTATAGTTTTTCTTTTATCATAGTAAGTTGATCATCACCAAGGATAGTCAACGCTTGTTTTGCCTTCTCTGAAGAATAACCAAAGTATTCCATAACAAGACGTAAAGGTTCCGATTCAGCGTCTTTTTTATGCCATTTGCTAAATCTTTTCCTTTTTACTACACTATTTAGGAAAAAATAAAATTGCCAGTCTTTAGGGATCTCATTACGTAGGTTCATTTCGTTAGAGTATAAAACAGTGTCTGGAAAATATGACAATCCTCTGTTCACAATAAACGCAACATAATCCTTGTTCGCTTGGGGATCCTGAAAAAGATCTTGTTTGGTAAAATTTATAGCATTAACGAAATCAAAAGGAGTCATTAGAAGAAACCCACTTCCTTTAGATTTTCTGGAGTAACTGCAAAACGTTTTCCAGGGAACATTTCACCCAACTTCTGTTCTAATTCGTTACGACTATCGCCTTTAGCCATAAATTGATTTGTTTTCATATCATAAACAAAAAAGGTATTTTCATGTTTTTCTATAACCACAGAAATTAAATCTTTTTTAACCTCTTCGATTTGTTCAGAAACTTGTTCTTGAATATGTTTGATAAACCTATTAGATTTCCAAACAATAAAAAAATGCGCAAGTTTCCATCCAATATAAAATGAAACTAAAGATAGAATTAAATATTCCATAGCACACCTTATTTAAATTTACACTGAGCCATAATCTCAGTTAGAGCTGCCATTATATTTAGTTCATGGTCTGCCACAAATGCAGATTTGTATTGATAATCAGCTAAAATTAAAACAAGTTGTGGAATACTATTCTGTTCCATATGTTGAACAGAAGAATTGTAAAGTTCTCTGAATAAGAATGTAGTATCAATATCAGAATTCTTACCTAACCATTTACGAACCTCTGTGAAGTTTTTCTCTGACAAAAGTTTTATTAATTGTTTATAAGATTCTTCGGAAAGATTGACCAGAATACCAGAGTCAATTTTACCTGATACTGAATATCTTTGAAGTTCATTTAAAACACGTCTCCAATCTGGAAAGTGTTTAGTGATTAGTTCCGCAACTACTTTTTGATCAAAGTCAATATTCTCTTGTTTGAGAATTTGAGTTGCCCTTTTGAAAAACTGCGCAGCAATAGATTGCTTGTCTGTTGACTCGATCTTAAACTCGACTACTGCACACCGACTGTGCAGTGGTTCAATAATCTTGTTTTTAAAATTACATGTAAAAATGAAACGACAGTTCGAAGAAAACTCTTCAATGAATGATCGTAAAGCAGGTTGCACTGAATCTGCATTCATATAATCTGCTTCGTCAATAATAACAACTTTTTTAGCTTCAGTTAGAGAAACCGTTGATGCAAAGTTTTTAATCTTGACACGAAGCGTATCAATCATACGTCCTTCATCAGATCCGTTAATCATAATATATTCAGCACCTATTTCGTTACACAGTGCTTTAGCTACAGTAGTTTTGCCTACACCTGCTGTACCACTAAACAGAAAAGTTGGAAGTTCTCCCTTTTCAATATATTGTTTAAATGTATTTTTAATGCTGTCAGGAAGTACACATTCATCAATAGTCTGTGGGCGATACTTCTCTACCCACAAAAATTGTTCGTCACGACTTTCAATCATAACAATTCTCCATAATATAATTACTCTTTTGGTTCTTCACATTTCAAATCTTTTTCGCAACGCCACATCTTACCTGTCTGTGAATTCATGACTACGACAGTATGATCGGTGTCAATAACAAATTGATACTTTGCGTTCTGTCTGAAGTCAGCAACCGTAGATGAGTATGTCATTATAATGGTTGCTATCCACGTTGGGATTAATATTGGATCCATTATGATCCAAATAAATTTGAATGAATCTTTAGTTTTTCTTTTTTAGCTAAACTAAAATCATCAATTCTTGTAAAAGAAATATAGTCATTTTGATGTAGTAAATCAATCATACAATATAAATCACCAAGTTCTTTTTCAAGTTCAGTTAGATTTATAGGTGTCTCACCAAACCGTATAAGTTTAGAACATGCTTGAATTACTTCAGCACATTCTTCCATCGTAATGGTGAGCATTTCTTTTTCGTATTCGCCAAGTGCCATTATTAAACTTCGAAAGTAGAATCAGCTTCAACTGCAACATAATAAACTAGATCATTATTTGATGACTTGAAACGAGAAATTTTCTTGCTAGAAATACTAACATCATAATCTCCTGGAAGCATCTTTAAGTTTTCTACTTTCAAGTTAACTCGGAATTTTTTATCAGTGCTTCCAACAGGTTCACTAAAAGAATTACCAGATGCGTTTTTCTTATCACCTACAACTGCAGTAATATTAGCACCGTCGCCAACGATAGAAACATCAGCTGCACGAAGAACTGAAGCAGTCTTATGAATCATATTTAATATTTGCGTAGTCAAACGAAATTCAACTTCTGCAGATGGGAATGTAATTTCTTTATTTGGTGCTGTCAATACACTTGGATCTGCTGCATAGAATTTAATTTCTGATGTTCCTTGTTTAATTGATACAAACTTATCTTTAAAGTCCAATTCTGGATCTTCAAACAAAGACATTGCACCTAAAAATTCATTCAGGTCATAAATGGCAAAGTCAGGGAATGTTTCATTTACAGTAACATCAGCCATGACATTTTTCTGAGCAGAAATTGTGGCTAATTTATTACCTGATTTTAAAAGAAGATTGCTATTAATACCTGCAAAATTCTTAAATAGGTTAACGGTTTCTTTACTAAGTTTCATTGTGAGTTTCTCCTTCAAATAAATACATTATTATGTATAAAACATTATACATCAAAAAGCGTTCCAAGACAAATTACTTTTACCAATCGGAAGATGGCGAACAATCGAAAAAATTGTCTCAAGAACTCAATGTCTCCATACTAGAATCTTTAAATCCGCAAGATGTTTCTTGGCAAATTTTACTAGTTACACCAAAACTATAATTATTTTTTACTATACTTTACATCGTGTTCATATAAGAACATAAGGCAACACATTGCATGTGCTAAGTGATTCTTTCCAGTTTCTGGATCGTCTTGCTCTCCTTCTTTCCATGCCCATAGATGTCTTTGCATTGCGTCAAAGTATCTTCGTTTAGAATCTGGAACATGTTTCCAATTATCTGGTTCGTATTTCTCTGCACCAAATGTTAGAATTTCTACAGTGGCTTTTAATGCTAAAGGTGGCAATAAACCATATTGAAGTTTACCACCATCAAATTTACGACCACCAGTTGTTGCGTTTTGCGATTTCTTTATTTCTTCTTTAGTGACCATATTACCTCGACAAAAACAAATGAATAATAACAAAACAATCCACAATCATCATAAATGAATATTGTAGTTTTAATCTAAAGTCATTTAACTCTACAGACAGAACAAATAATATCCCATGTGCACATAAAAAAGCAAATATCCATAATGTACTTTTAGATGCTATTAAAAGTAAACCACCAATTATGTAGAGCCAAGTAGTACACCACCGAGCAAACAAGAGTAATTCCTTAAATGAAAACAAGACTGGATACTCAAAAGAATACCCAATCGTATTTCACTTAGCGAGTGAAAATGCTTGCACCAGCAATAGAATTAGCTAATGCTACCATACGACGAGATGGGCGACCGATACGGTATTTTGTAGTGTCACTTCCATCTGAAAGTACTGCTTTGTTACTATAAATGCAATAACCCTGCTCACGTAGGGAACGAATTGCTTCATGTGGGTTCTTCAAACCAAAAGAGCCAGAAATCTGGCGAGCAGTAACTTCAGCACCAGAACTAAGGTGATTTAAAAGTTTTGCTGTTCTAGACATAAAATATCTCCATAATGAACCATCGTTATAAAAAGAATCGTCTGGGTGATGGCAAAACCCAGACGACTTTAAAAACTAATTTATTATGCTTCGATACCATTCTCTCGCAAGATGCGGTTGAAATCTTCAACATCTGCATCATACGGTTCTGAATCTTCGATAATTTTAGCTAAACGAGATGCATCAACGGCATCATTTTGAGCATCGATGCTAGTAGATGCTAGCGATGCAGCAGTAGACTTCTGCTTGACGTTGATAATCTTTGCTTTAGCTAACTTAGCGACTTTAGTCTTGGCAGCTTTTACAGGGTTAGCTTTTGCAGCCAAATCCTGTGCAAACTTAGACAGTTCTGCATCAGTAGGAACAGGTAGTTGGTATACACCACGAGATACCTTGTTCTTGTTATAAAGCCAGTTAGGATAACCGACTTTCTCACCTTTAACACCAGTTCGCTTATCACGGAGTTCGTAATAAATCGAAGCACATTCTTTTAGAGTGATCATAGGATCTCTCTTATACTGCGGATTGCTCTCAATAACAGAAACAACGAAACGTTTCTGGGCGAGAGTAAGATTTGCAAACTTCAACATAATATATCCTTTCACAAGTTTGTATGACTATTATACTACAATTTTAAATTAAAGACAACACTTTTTTGCAATAACCCTGTAGGTTGCAAGGTTATTAAAACGGTGATTCTACGTTAGCTTCCGCAGGAGGAGCCTGTTCTACAACAGGTTCAGGCTGGGGATTTGCAACCATATCGTAGAGTTTTAGGAATGCTTCCTTAGTAGAAACATCGAAACGGTTGCAACATAGTTCCACTGCTTTGGTCTGATTCTTGAATATCGCAAAAGCACGAACGATGTGGATCATACGACGAGTCGTAATTGTTTCATCAACACCACCATCATCATAAGTCTTGCGAATTGCATCTGCCCACTTGACCAAAGTTTCTGAGAATTCCTCGTCAACACATCCGAAAGTTGCCATCAAGTTTTTGATAATCTTGATTTCAATTTTTGAATTAGGATAATCCTGTTCGAATGTAACTGCAAAACGTTCGAGGAATGCTTCGTTCAATACGTTGGTACCAATGTAACGACCATCGTCTGAACCCTTACCCTTAGTGTTTGCAGTGGCAATCACATTAAAACCTTTCGCTGGAACAATCATTTCGTTCTTCAGCTTAAAGTAGTATGGTTTACCTTCAAGAATAGGTTGCAAACAAAGCAGGGTGTTAGCTGCACCAGCATCTATCTCATCGAGAAGAATAGTAGTGCCAGTACGCATAGCGATAAGCACTGGACCCTCGACTATCTCTACGTTGCCGTTTTCGAGAGTCTTGGAACCGATAAGCTGTTCTTCATCGGTCATCATATTAAGATTGACACGGATAAGTGGCTTATTGTGCTTAGCACAGATTTGTTCTACCATCGTGGACTTACCGTTACCAGTTGGACCACTAATATAGACAGGATAGAAAATACTAGACTTAATAATGTTCTCTAGGTCATTGTAATTACCAAATGGAACAAAGTTTTCGTCTTTTTTAGGAATTAAAGAACTGGTGTTTGTATAATCAACATTATATGACATCTGTGGTGCTTCCTCTTTTACAGCGACTGCAGCACCACCGTTAATTGCGTAAAGACCACGACCAACCTTTGTCTTCATCAACCAGAGAGGATACTTGTCTGTTTTCAATGTCTGCATAACTTCAACAAGCTGTGGTCGTGCAACAATACCCTTAGTATTAACATCAGGGAACATTTCATTCAGCTTGGACTCAAACGTTTCACGGAAATTCAAATCAATCTTTGCCATCATATATCTCCAAATAAATTCATCATCAAATTACAGTATAATTATGCCTTAAATCGCAATAAAAGGCAAGCATTTTTTGCAGAAAACCCCAACTTTTTGGAGGTTTCTTTATTACATAAAATCAACAACTTAGGCTACTAGAGACACGAAACGATTTAGAAGAACACGAGAAGTCTTCTTAACGTTCATGAATTTTGTAAAATTTCTTGCAATTATTTTAGAAGAACTGTTCGCATCGATCTTCAAATCACCCTCGTCAATCTGTGTAGATGATTGTGGAACGATATACAACTCGTCACGTCCAGCGTTTTTAACTACAGCAACACCATCTGCACGAAATTGTTTCTTCCATTGCTCGATAAGCAAATCAATATTACCGTTATAATCTGGAAGATTAGCACGAATTGCACCAACCAAATCACGACGACGATTATCAGTCAAATGAAAACCTACCATAGTAACACCATAACGATCTTTAATCATATTTAAGATCGTCTCAGTTTGTTGATTAGAATATCTATCAATAAAATAAGTTTTTTGTGTAACAGGGTCGAGTATAAAGTTTTTAATATTTAAAGACTTATGACGATTTTCTGTTTCATCCCAAACATAATCAGAAGTCACCAAAGAAGAATTATATCCACTTAGACTAGAACCTTCACCGTCAGTGAGAGTGATAAAGGTAGTTTTTTGTAGATTGTTCTTTTTAATAAATTTACCAAGATTTTCGTAAATCCATGCCAATGCTTCATTTAAAGGTGTTCCACCAGTACCATAACCTTTGTTCCAAATAAAACTGTAATGCAATAAACGACGAGACATAATATTAAATTCTGCTTGAGTCATTTTGTCAGACAACAGTTCTAACAAATTAAATTGTCTTGCAGTGTTCAAAAACTTTTCTTTAGAATTTTTGAGTTTTTCATCATGTATGTCTCTCCAAGCACGATACTTTTCCCAATCATCTTGATCCTTATTATAGTCAGATGTAAATGCTAGTACACGGAAAGGAATCTGCACACGACGACAAAACATAGCAAGATTAATAACTTGTTCTAGAACAGACTTAAGAACATGGTTCATTGAGCCAGACCAATCAACAAGCATCACCATACCATGATTTTTACCTTGTGGTAACATAGTAACACGTTTAAACAAATCGTCTTTTAATGTGTATGCATAAATTTTGCGCATGTCTAAAGAACCAATTTTAGAAATCTTTGCACGTTTGTAAACATCAGCAGATTTCTTCATTTCAAATTCTTTCACTAGATAATTTACGGTGCGTGCAGAATCAGACTTAAATGCATTAAATTCTGCATCGTATTTGGCTTTTGCTGCAGAACGTTCATCTTCTTCCATACTACGATATCTACCACTGTAGTATTCATACTGTTCTTCAGTCCATGCATCTGGATCAACAGTTTCATTTAAAACACGTTTATAATCTATAACTGGGTCTTTGTAAAATTCATTGTCAAATTTCCAATAAACATATGTTGTGTTGCTGTCAGCAAGTTCATTAAGTTTGGAACTAAATGTTTTTTCAGTAATAGACTCAAGCAATTTTTCCATATCATCAGACATAACTGGAGATTGCTCTTCAAATACATCAGGAATACCATGATTCGTTTCTTCATCATATTCTTCTTCAGGATCCCAGTCACCCTTACCAGAGGTAGACTGTTTTTCATCTTGGGAAAGTTCCTCTTGATCTTCTTCAAGTGATTCTTTTATCTCTTCTAGTTTTTTCTCCAATTGTTCCTTGGAGTAAGCATATACTTCTTTAGCTAGTTGGATAACATCTTCAACAGTTTCTGTGTGTTCTGCACGATATATAAAAGTGCGTTCTTCTGGATTAAACGTCACACCACAATTATAACCAGCTTTGAAATATAGATTGATTTTGTCAATCAATAATAAATCATCAAAAGATTGAACCTTGCTGATGCCAAAAAAGTCACGATCGTTGAGTTGTTTGTAACCCTCGTTCATGCGTTTACGTAATCCTGGATATTTACGTTTAATTAGTTTTTCGATACGAACATCTTCTAGGATGTTGAGATAAGACATCATCTTACGATTCTCTTTAATAGGCTCCATGTATTTTTCACCTGTATAAAGAGCATGACCAACTTCGTGCCCAACTAACATGTCTTCAATTTCTGGAGTCATTTCTTTCCAAAGAGGAAGTGTTAGAACACGTGATTGGATATCAAAAGATGCAGTTTGAGTATTAGCACGTAGAACAGAGATGTTCTCGGTAGCTAACAGTCTTGCAGAAAGATCAGTAGATTTAATTTCCATTATATAGTTTCTCCATCAATTTATAGCTATTATACTACAACTTCATAATTTATGTCAACAAAAATTGCAATAATTAATGTTCTAACACAAGCATTCTTAATTCAATAGTATAATTCTACTATAAATTGAAATAAAAGACAAGCGTTTTTTATAAAAAAAGATCCCTGTAAACACAGGGATCTCGAGTTAGCTAGTTGCTATGATAGAGAAGTCGTTGCGCTTCTCAAATTTGATAACACTTCGGAACTTATCGAACAGCTGATCTCCTTTATGGGATATAACGAATATATTGGTATTATCTCCAAAACTATTCATTAGGTTCAAGAAATAGTCTGTTCCTGACGTGTCTAGAGAGGAGTCAAAGATCTCGTCTAGGATTAGTAGGTTTGTGTTGACGGAATTCTTCATCTTTGCAATCTGTCTCCATGTAAATAAGATAGCCAAGTCGATACGCATCTTTTCACCCTCTGAGAAACTTGCATAAGTGAAGTCATCTCTATGACGAGATTTAACTGTTTCATTAAACGCTTCATCTAATTCAAAATGGATATAAGCATCCATTGCATTAAGATACTTGTTAATAAGTTTATTCATTGCTGGAAGATACTCACGAATGATTGCAGTTTTAATACCAGTATCTTTTAATAATACTGTGGCAACTTCTTCTAGATTACGGTGTTCCAACAATTTATTTTTATCAAGAACTTTAGTTAAAGCATCTTGTGCTAATTGTTTTAGATTGCGTTTTTCTTCATCAATGTTTGCTGTGTCTTGTGTGTGTTCTTGAATTTCTTTTTCCAACTCGGTGTTCTGTGTGTTAAGTAGTGTGATAGTTGAAACTTTTGTAGACAATTCAATATTCTTATCAGTGATCTTATCCATAACTTGGTTCATAACAACCAATTTATCATTCAATGAAGTTAAGATATTACTCAACTCTTCAATTTTAATATTACTGTCTTCCATTTTACCATTTAAATCTTTTAGAATTTGTTGTCTATATTCTTCTGGTATGTTTTGAGAACATGATGGACAGGTGTCATGGTCAGAGAAAAAATGAACATCGTGTTCACAAGTCTCAACTTTCTGAGACAATTTAGATTTTAACTGTTTTGCCTTATCAATATCTTCGTTTATTTTATCTTTTATTTCTGTTTGTTTTTTTAATGTAGCTATTTCTGTAATAAGAGTTTGTACTTCTTGTTGTGTTGAAAAAATTGTAGAACTATTAGTTTGTATTTTTGTTTGTATATTTTTAATAGTTTCGCTTTTAGCTTCTGATATTGTTTTGATAAGAACCTGTTGTGCTTCTACTTTATCTTTTGCAGATTTAATTTCATTTTCAATATTAATAATAGCGTCTTTTGTTTCCTGTGCTTTCTCTTTTAATAGTTGGTTCATTGTAGAGAAAATTCTAATATCAAGAATATCTTCAATAACTTCTCTTCTTTGAGAAGAAGGAAGTTGCATAAATGGAACAAAAGAAGCTGATCCAAGAATGACAACCTGAGTAAATGTTTTGTAATTTAATTTAAGAATTTGTTGTTCAAGAACTTTTTGGTAATCACGTGAAGCTGCATCTTGGTTAATCATAATATTATCACACCAAATTTCAAACACATTTGGTTTAATACCTCGAATGATTTTATATTGTTTTGAATTAACAGAAAATTCTATTTCAACAACACACCCTTTACCATTAATGCTGTTGACCAATTGTGCCTTATTAATATCACGAAACGGTTTACCAAAAAGTGAAAAACATAATGCATCTAAAATTGTGCTTTTACCTTCACCGTTTTTACCAATAATTAAAGTGGTGTTTGATTTGTTTAGTAAAACTTTGTTAAGCGAATTGCCTGTTGAAAGAAAGTTTTTCCAACACACTGAATGAAAAATTATCATTCAAATAATTCCAATTGTATATATTGTCCAAAATCTAATTCCAGTTGCATGTTATACCTCCACGTTAATTGCTTCAGTGTATAAAGATCTCATAAAAGTTTTAACTTGTTCTTTATCTACATCTGTTTGAATAGAATCAATGTAGTGACCAAGAACTGATATAGTATCTTCTAGATTAATGTTTTCATCAATCTCACCATCTTGAAATTCAGACATATCTTCAATAATTTTAATTTCGAAACATCCTTTATTATACAACTTTTGGATGAACTTGTCAAATTTATAATAATCAGTCTTGTTTATAATAACCAATTTAACATACTTGTCTTTTAAATCTAATTCATCTAAATTGACAGGCTCTCTTTCTTTGTCGTCATATTCGACTCTGGAGAACATAGTATAAGGGTTTGCAATGAATTGTTTTTCTCTATTTGATAAATCAAACAAATGGAATCCTCTGGGATCGTTGTAATCTTGCCAAGTAAGTTCGTATGGATTTCCAAGGTAGAAAATATGACCATCGTCAGAACGGTGATGATAATGCCCAGAGAAAACCAAATCAAATTTTTCAAATAAATCTTTAGACAACCCTTCATGATTTTGCATACCCCTATACATCGCAAATCCTGCGATTTCGAAATGACCCATACATATTTCTGCATTAGTCTTATTAATTAGATCTATTGATTTGCTATAATTATCTGGACATATCCATGGCATCATACAAATATTAACTCCATCAACATTAATGGTAGTTGGGTCATCAATTATTGTAATGTTGTCATATTCTTTTAATAGCAAATCTGGAGAGTTTACCTCGTTAGTATTTTTAAAATATGTATCATGATTTCCTGCAAGCATGTAAACTTTAATATTTTTATTTTTAAGTTTATCAAAAAACATTTCTTTCGTTCGTTGCAAAGCATAAAAATTTACGTATTTTCTTCTATCAAATGTATCACCAAGAATGAGAAGAGTATCTATATTATTTTGATCTAGTGCAGGAAAGAAAATGTTGTCATAAAATTTTTCAAAGAAATCAAGGAATGTTACACTATCATTTCTTGCACCAAAATGTTGGTCTGTAATAATTGCTACTTTCATCCCTTAGTAACTCCAATCAAACGATCGCCCATACCCTTAGCAAATAACTCTGCTTCGGTTTTAGTTTTAAACCATTTAAACATTTGTACTGAATGGATTGTTTTCATTCTATATGTAACTTTAAACATTAAATAAAACCTACCTTTCTTTCTTTTGGCTTATGTTGCTGTTCATGAAACACTTCAGCAATAGAATAAGAGTCTTTTATTTCTGGGAGAGATACATTAAGTTTCTTTGCCAAAGCAGTTGCATGTTTATGACTTAATGCATCAAATGTAATGATATCAAAACATCTTCCTGGACGTACCAAAGCAGAATCAATGTCTCTAACGCTTGGAAGATTAGTAGAGAAAATCATCTTTTTACCTCGTGTTGTCACTAGTCCATCACCAACATTTAAAAATCGATGCATCATTGTGTTACCATCTGAACGAGATTTTAAAAAAGCATCTGAATCTTCAAGAACCATGACACCTGCATTATCTTCAATAAACCGTGCAAAGAAAGCATCTTTGTCTAAAATATTAGAATCATATGAAACAATTGCAGATGAATTAGTGTGTGCCAATAAACCACGAATGAAGGTAGTCTTGCCAGTTCCAGGTGGACCAATTAGCAAAAGAATATTTGCAGAGGAATTCATATAACGTTCATAGTAATCAGTTAATGACTCGCCATTAAGAAATGGATACATTTCATCAATTGGTAAACGATCACGATTTAATGGAACACTAACAGAACTACCATCGCTAGAATAAACCCATTCAATCTGTGATGTTACGATAGAGAAATGACTTGTAATTAATGTTATAATTTTATTTGCAAAAGGTTCATCCCCATATGCACGGACTGATGTTGAGTTACTATCAACATCAAATTTAATAAAATTATTTGTTTCCTCTTCAATAATCATTCCTGAAGAAGAATTATTTTGCATATAAAAATAATCTTGAAATTGATGTTCAGCCCATTTTTGCCATGTCTCGCGATTGCAAAGAACATTAGTTTCACGTTGGACAGTTGTTTGTTTATTATCAACTCTACGTTTTATAATCTCAGCTGTTACTAGATCTTCAACATCAGACACGCCCAAAAATATAGTTTCTTTATAGTCCATAGTCTTTCTCAAATGTATACCATTATCGGTTGCATCCCAAACATGTCTTCTTAAAAGACGTTTGGTTCTTTTGGATTTTGCTCTTTTTCTTTTTAGTTTTCTTGCAAGGGATGGTCTGCTTTGGGTAATAAAATCATAAAATGTATTATACCTGTTCATTTCCTTCATCACCCATAAAGTCATCTAAATTAACTTGTTTCTTTTTCTTACGTTGTTTTTTGCGTTCAATAAAATCATCAAAGGTATTATTGTTTTGCATAAAGTCTAGATATGCATTATTAAATTCTCCGTCTTCATCCTGTTCTTGTAATTCAAACGCATCATATGGTAAATTTTGTATTAGTTTACCTTTAATATAACTCTGTTTCTTTTCTTTGGCGATTCTTCTTAAGAATGCATACCAAATAATTTGAGTGAAATAAGAAAATGGATTTTTAGATTTAGAAGGATCAAAATTATCAATATATTGAATACAATTTTCTACACCATCAAGAATCATGTCATCTCGATAAGAGTAATTAATAAAGTTAGGTTTATAAGAAAGATGTGTAGCAATTTTTAAAAGGCATTCGCCGATATAATTACTTAGAATAGGTTTTGGCAAACCTTTTTCTTTTGATTCTTCTACCTGTTTTCTATATTTTATTAGTTCCGCTAGCAAATCAGCGTTGTTTACATAATGTGCCATACCATACAACTTTCTTAAGTCAATTTTCGATTAGTATACAATAAGATAAGAGAAAAGACAAATCTTTTTCTGGTTCTCACAAAGTTGCAAAATAAACTTGTTTTTTTATTTGTCTTGAGGCATAATTCAGGGTGTGGGGGTTGATGATGAGATTAAGATTACTAGTTAATTGTATCATTACCTTTAATAAAAACTTTTGTTTCGTAATCTGTATCTTCATCAGTTTCATTTAACAAAGATTTTAACATATCAATACGTTTCTTCAAATCTTCTTCTACTTGTTGAGATTGTTCTGTAGGTTTAAATGTTGCAGTTTTTTCTTGGTCAGCGACAATTTTCTTATAATGTGGGATAAAAGCGTAATGTAGTTTTTTTATAAACATAACGTTGCGTTTATGTAAGACGTATTTGTTTTCTTCAGAAAATGGACAGAGAGGAACTGCAGTAACTTGTTCTCTACCAGCATTTAATATAGGGTGAGTTCTAATGCACATGGGAGATGTTAGTTCTATATACTCATCATCTTCAGCAGACAAAACAGCCATGACATCTTCACCACTAACTAATTTTAAAACAATAAAAAATTCATTACCAGTTAACATAATTCTACCTCTACGAGTTTTATTTTAAACTCTTCTTCTGTATAAGTTCTATATCTTTCTGCAGCATGATTTAATGTATGATTTTTCCATGACTTCCAATGCAAATCATCAGCAAGGTCATAAAGATTACAATGCGTCTTACCATTTTTTAATCTTAATCCGCGACCAATACTTTGTAGATTGCGAATTTTAGATTTACTTGGCGATGCAAAAATAACATTTTCGATAGATGGTATGTTTATACCAGTAGAGAATGTACCAAAACTAGCAACAATAATAGCGTCATTTTCTAATTCAGTGATATGTCGGATCGCTTCACGATCAGAAGTTTCTGTTCCGCCATAAACAAAAAATATTTTTCTATCGTCATGTGCTTTTTGTTTAATCATCTCATATAAAATTTTTCCATGTTTCTCAACATATTGGAAAAGCACTAGAGTGTTACCTGTATTTTTTAATGCAAGATTGCGAATAAATTTGTTTCGTTTTTCATTAGATACAATCCAATCAATCTCATCTTGATACGTGTTATTTTTACGAGATTGTCTTACATCTTCAGGATATTTAAACACCACACAACTAATATTTAGTTTAGCTAATTTGTCTGAATCCATTAATGCTTTAGTTGTGGTGACTTTATGAAGTGGTCCAAAAACACCTTCAAGAACTAACTGATGAATTTTCTTATTATCAATAGTTCCAGTTGTACCAATACGGTATGGAACATTTTCCATTTTTTCCATTACTGAAATTAAAGATTTTGCTTTGAATTGATGTGCTTCATCGCCAAACACTACACTAAATTGTTTGAACCATGCTTTGGGTTGAAGGTAGATAGATTGCCAAGTTGTAATAAGAACATTACTCGTAAATTCTTTAGGGAATCCACTGTATAATTTTTGACATTGTTTAGAAACATTCCAACCATTTTCAGAAGAATAATCTTGAAAATCTGAATGTAATTGTTCAACAAGAGATGTTGTTGGAACAATAATAATACATTTTCTATTTTGTTCAATATGCCAACGCATAATACTATAAATTATAAATGATTTACCTGAAGCTGTTGGAGATAAAAGTAAAGTTCTATTTTTATCTAAAGCAGTTTTTATTGATTCGATTTGATATTCACGAAACTCAATTTTTTTTGGTAAATTTAACGAACGAACATATGTTTCAATTTGTTCTGATGTGTATCCGTTTGATAATTTAATGTGTGACTTATATGTAAGATTATATTGATTTCGTTCACAAAACTTTTCGACATATTGAATAAGACCAATGTATAATGTTTTTCTTATAGAATCATACAGGCGAACTTTCCCATCCCACAGTCTGGCTCTATATTGTGGGGTAAATCTTGCTCCTGGATATTCATATGTGAAAAAATCAGCTAGTTCTTGTTCGATACTGGGTTCAGAAAACACACGAATAAAAACATCATCTAGTTTTTCAATAGTTACGATATTCTGCATTACATTCCTGCTAAGAATTTTTTCCATTCAATAGCTGATTTAATTTGCCAGTCTCTAGCTTTGATTTGACCAAGTATAGATTCTAACAAATAGATCATAGTTTGAAGATATTCAGTTTTTACTTGTAAAGTATTTAAATCTTCATCGCCAGTAAGAAATTCGTCCATTTCGTTCTTTAATGGTTTAACACCTTGCCACTGATTCCAATCTAGTTGTTGAAGTTCATCACGTGACATTTCTCCACGATAGTAGCGAAATTTATTTTTACGTAACATATTATATTCGGATTGAAGTTTAGTGTGTTTGAGTTTAATCTGCACCAATAGTTTGACATATTTGGCGTGAAGTTTGGGTGTGGCGATTGCTTGTTCACCGAGATAATTATCATCGATGTTTGAGTCAGTTTCCCACATTTCTTGTAATTGGTCAATGTTCATAATAATCTCACAGTTTAGATAATTGCTATTATACAACAATTACCACAAAAAAGCAAATTTGTCTTACAAGAATTTGTAATATGCGTATCTAAAAGTTGCATTTCCAACCAAATATTGAACATCTTGGTTAGTTCCTGCAAATACTAATGATTCTATTGCGACAGGGAATAAGTCAATAAATTGCACTGTTGCAATAGGTTGATTGTTTCCTGCTAAAATCTGAAGCACCGCATCAGAATAGTTTTTAGCTAATTCAGAAATAACACCACGCTCGTCTTCATTAATAAAAGATACATATTGTTCATAATCATTTGGAAATCCTAATGCAACAATCCAATTATAAATCGCTTTATAGTTTTCCATATTAGAGTCAACTAAAAACTGAACAGACATAGTATCATAAGTTAATGTTTCGCCTGGAATTGGTTGTTTAGAAAATGGGTTGGCAAATTCTGGTTCACCAATAGTAATTCCTGGAAGATTAGCCTGTTGACAGAAAAAGTTTAAACTTGGCAGTTTCTGAATGCTAAACAAGAACCCATTAGGTGATAATGGTGTAATGTTTGCTGGAATAGGACATGAAAGTGTATTAGCCATAATTCTATTTATCCAATAAAAAAATGGGGATCCCGAAAGATCCCCATATGAGTACCACTTCTTATAGGTGGTTCAATTACCTTCTTAAATTACATTAAGTTAGTAACTTTAACACGTCTGTAGTAGTAGTTAGCATTAGCTGTCAAGTTGTCTTGACCACTTGTACCGTCATCCAAATTAACGAATGGGTTAGCTGCTAAACCATAACGTGTTTTGAAGCCAATTTTTGGTTGGAAGCTGTTTGGATCAACTGCACGAACCATTTGGAGAGGAACGTATGGGCAGTAGAATAAACCAGCATCAAACGCTGATTGACCTTTGTAACCAACAACAAAGAATTGTGTGTTAGATACGTTAGATGTATATGGATCAACATATACTTTGTATTTACCGTTTAATACACCAGCGTATGTAGTAGATGTATCATCAACAGTTAGATTGTTCATGCCGTTTAGAGCAGAAGAGTAGTCTAGAACACCAGCCATTGCTAATGCAGATGCAACGTCTGCAGAAGTAATGATGAAGTTACCACGACCTCTACGAGTTTGTTGACCAATCGCATTGGCTTCACGTTCGATTTGGAACATTAAACCTTTGAATTTTTCAACAGACCAACGACCATTTGAATCAACATCTAAGTCGAATGTACCTGCTGCAGCTGTACCAACAGCAGCACCAGCTTTAGCTGTTTTGTAAATTGTACGAATAACTTCACGGTTAATTTCAGCAAGAATTTCTGTTGAAAGAATGTTGCTTAATTCACCTTCAGCATCAAGACCATGAACAGATTTCATATCTTGAGCTAATTCGATTGAGTATTCTGCTTTTAGAGCACGTGTCTTAGCAGTTACAGATGTTTTCTCGATTGAGAATGCCATTTGACCGAAAGAACCGTCACCAGTACCACCTTGACCTAGACGTTCGCCATCAGCTGTTGCTAAGCCAGTACCAGTTGTTTCAGAACCACCGAAGTCATAAACACCAGAGTGAGTACCTGTACCAGCGAAGTCTGTATCAGCTTCGTTGAATAATGCTTCAGTACCACCTTGTGTTGAATAACGTGATTTCATCGCGAAGATGAGACCAGTAGGTTGTGTCATTGGTTGAACACCAGCAACATCATAAGCGATAAGTTGTGGCATTGCACGGCGAACCAAGCTGATCAAAACTGGATCAAACTTAGCAAAGCCATTTGTATCACCATATGAACCAACTGCATTAGCTGGTGCAGCTTCGAACAACGCTTCACGTTGTTTAGCCATTTCACGTTCTTGGTTTTCCAAAAGAACTGCTGTTACTTCTTTACGATACTGATCCTTAATCGGAGCAGCACTTTCATGGTCAAGGACAGGAGCCCATTTTTCCATCAATTGTTGACGTGTTGTCATTTTAGTTTTCCTTTATTTAACAGATTTGTTTTTGCTTAGGACTGTAACATAAGCAGCCATTGTTGGATCAACTTGTTTCGCACCTTTACCATCTTCAGTTAAAATTTCAACTGGAGCATCAGTAACTACAGATTCAACGATTGGGTTTGCTTTGTTAGTGAAATAATTTTCACGGATAGTCTTAACTTTAGTTTCGAAAGATTCCGCATCTTCATAAGAAAGTTCTTCAACTAATGCATTGAATTTTTCAATTTCAACATCAGAAAGACCTTCACTTATTTTCTTAACGATTTCTGCACGTTGTGCACAAGCAATTGCTTTAGACAACTCAATGTTTACAGAAAGTTGTTCATTAAGTTTAGCTTCTAGTTCACCGATATGTTCTTCCATTTCACCAAGCACATCGAAACGTTCTTCAGGAACTTCGATATAGTGCTCTTCAAATAGAGATTTCATACCAGCAACGAAACTTTCAAAGATTTCAGACTTAATACCATTCTCAAGGGCAATTTCATTTTGAGTCATCCACTGCTCGGCAATGTAACCGAGATATCCATCAACCTGTTCAACAACACCCTCTGTATTTTCAGCAACTTGCGTTGCAAGTTTAGCTTCAAATTCTTCTTCAATACGAGCAACTTCTTCTTTTACACGAGCAAGAACAGCTGCTTCAAAAATTGTAGTAGCTTTCTGACGGAATTCTTCAGAAAGTTCTTCGCCATTCAATAGAGCATCAACGTCTTCTTTGACACCCTTAACTGCTGTATCACCTTTGCGAACAGGTTCTTGATCGCCAGATGTAGCAGATGAATTAGCTGGATTAGATTTTTTAGATGTAGCTTCTGCAGCTTCATCTTCATCATCAACGTTATTACGTTTGTTATCAGCGTTTTCGTTTTCGCCTTGTGCTGGAACTGCTTCTTTGCTCTTGCGAACAGGTGACTGATCACCAGCAGTTGCACCACCAGTAGCAGAATTGCTACCACCTTCATTACCGTGCACCTTGAATTCGTCTAGTTTATTAGACTCTGCCAAGATTTGCGCAATTTTTTGTTCGATTGACATCTATGTTCTCCTAACTGGATAAGTTCTATTAAGTTATTTATAAATTATTTTATTTTACTCAAGTATTTTTTGAAAGCCAAAATTTTAGCTTCTTGTAACTGACGAGAAGAAGTCTTTTTTATAAAATTTTTGACTTCCTCAATATGTTGTTCCACGAACTTTCCATCAACGAAAACCCACTCTTTGCTTTCCATAATACCACGAACGAAAGCATCGGGAGCGGAAGGGTCTGCCACGATGTCAGCTGCAGTGGACAGCATAAAATCGTCTTGTACAACATTAACACCATCTTCATTCATTTTTAATGTGCCAAGTGCACGACTAGAAACTCCCAAATTAGCTCCACCGTCTAATAGACCACGAGCAATTTGCCCCATTGGAGTTTCCATGATTTTTGCTCTACCGATATAGTTAGTACCCTCTTTGCGCATATCAACGATCATGTGTGAAACACGATCTAAATTTATACTTGGAGTATCTGGATGACCTAACTCACCATATGCACGATTAGTTTTAACTTGTTCTTGCATATAACGAGCAACTTCTTTATCCATAACTTCTTCTGGATACATACGACCATTACGGTTTTTCAAATTTGATTGAAGAAAAATACCTTCAATAAAATATTCTTTTTTCTTACCAAGTTTTTCTTCAACTACAAACTTAGTATCATGCGTTAAATCTTCTCTAATTAGTTTCATGTTTATACCTTATCTGGAGATCCGCTTAGTGTAGTAGAAGCTCCAACACGAGTAACATCATCGTAAGCACCATACACTTCGTTCTCAACTTTAGTAGCCCAACCAGCTTGTTTACGTAAAACTAAAATACCAGTAACTTCTGTTGCTGCACCATTAACAACAACAATGTCACTGGTGTTTTCAATATTTAAAGGCACACCCCATGCATTATCTTCTAGATACGGAGCATTTTCTGGTGCAGTAGCAATAACAAGTTTAGAATTTCTAGTAATAGTAACTTTTGAACCAAGAGCACCAGTAATTGACCATTTAACAATATCAACAGTAGGTGTACCACCTACGATAAGTGCTTGTGTTGAAGCTGCTAGTGTGTTCAGAGCGATAGTTCCTGATTCTGCTGCAGTTGATGCGAAATGAATCACAGTCTCCTGATTTGTATTTTTAAGTGTTAAGAATTGCATTGCCATCTTAATGTTCCTCTAATTTTGTAATTACATACATAAAATTATCTTTAGATTCTCGCATGTAATCTATTACATCTGTATGCGTTTCCAATAGATTATTTAGCTTTTGTTGTGTTGCGTCACTAATAGCTATAACAGTATCATCGTTTAATTTATAATGAAGTTTACCTTCAACTATACGATCTAATTTATTAATAGAACGAATTTTTTGAACAACTGGATCGATACTAAAAATTTGAGAGGAAGCAAACTCTTTATATGATTCTATTAACGTATCTGTAACTTTAATATTATGGTATTCTTTAATAATATTTGCTATGATAGTATCATCTAATTCTTCATATAATTCTTTAGACGCTTTATCTTCTAATTGTTGATTAGTATAGTCTTGTTTAATATATTCTCTTGCTTCCTCAATCGTACTAAATTTAGTTTCTGTACCATTAATCAATATTTTTCCTTCTTCAGTTTTTTCAATTAACTGAAGATAAGACCTAATGCTTTCTACAACACCAGGTCTTTTAAAACTATTGATAAAATCTTTATATTGCATTATTTGTCTATTGATTTTTGTGCAGCTGCACGACCACGATTATATGCAGAACCTATTGCAGCTGGAGTCTGACGAATCGCACCAACGGTTTTAGCAACTCCACCGATAAGATTACCAAATGCATCTGCTGTGCCTTTAGCTACTTTACCAACAAATTTACCTAAACCTTCGTCTAGTGTAAATGCTTGTTTTTCATCATCAGTAAGAGCGTCATACTCTTCTTGTGAGAGTTCTACGTCTTCATAAACATCTTCTTCTACAGTTTCTGCAGCTGGTTTAAACATATTAGCAGCAACTTCTTGGCGATAGTTATCAATCGCTGGTGCTAATTTTTCAGCCATCGCTGCAGCAAATGCTTTTTCTGTTTCTAATACATCACCAGATTTAATAGCATCTACTAAGCGGATTACTGTTTCATTCATAATTTTCTCCTATTAATTTGGCCAACCTGCTGATTTCGCTGGGTTGCCAGTTTCTTGTTGAGTCGAATCTTGTGTTTGTTCAACTGCCTGTTGGTTTTGTTGTGCAGCTTGTTGAACAGCCATCATTGGTTGCTGTTGTGCTACTTGCAACTCACCTTGATGTTGAGCAAATTCTATTAGTTCTGCCTGCTCATTTTTAATCTGTTTTTCAATCTCTTTCATTTCATCATTATCCATACGTAACACGTTTTTCTTAGCCCATTCCATTGAATAATATTTACCAATAAATGGGTCAATAATTTGAAGCAGTGACATACGTGATTGCATAATTTCAGAATCTCTTAATTCTGAATAATGATTATCTTCAATATAATCATATTTAATATCAGATGATATATCATCCCAATCATCTGGACTAATTATATTTTTAGCAATTAACTGTACACGAAGTGCACTAGTAAATAATATAGAAAATTTCTTACGAAGTCTAACAATAAATTTATTAAACTTAATCTCATCACGATTAATTTCTTGAGAACGACCAATACTAAAACCTTGTTGCGGTTGCAAACGACTAATAGGTACGTTCAATGCGTGATATAATTTGTTTTGGAAGTATTCAATATCTTGAATGTCACCAAGATTTTGTCCTCCTGGAAGAGTATCAATTTCTGTACCCTTACCACCTTCACGACGTGGTATCCAAAAGTCTTCCATCATTGATAAGTGACGACGATCGTCTCGTGTCTCACCAGTAGTCGCATCATAAACAATCTTGTTACGGAACTTGTTCATAATGTCAGACACGTATTGTTCAGCTTTTAATTTTGGTAAGTTACCAACATCAATGTAGAAAATACGACGTTCTGGTGCACGTGAAATGCGATAGATAACTAACGCATCTTCAATCATCTTTAATTGATTAACTGGTTTAATTGCCTTATGTAAATAAGACAGTGTCATTCCAGTGTTCTGGTCTACATTTCCAGAAGAGCAATAAACTACTGAGTCAAGAGCAAGTTTAACACCATGCGTTGTTTGCTCAGTAATTCCTTTGTCATTATAAAGATAATATTCTTCTATCTTTTTAACAACTTCGACACCTTGTTGTGTCTTTTCTTTTTTAATATTTTTAATACGACGAATTTTACGTGGGTCAATGTAGCGTAATTCTACAATACCTCTTTTAATGTTCTGTTCGTCAATTAGAATTTGGTAATATAATCTTCCATCGACATACCATGTGCGGAAAATTTCATGTGCTTTTTCCTCAAACTTTAATAGTTTAAGAATATTAGCAAATTCTTCTTTAATTTTTTTCTTAATGTTATCACTAACATTAAGGTTGTCGAGAATAATCTCAACAGGTAGTTCTTTTTCGTCGGCTACAATAGATTCATTGATGATGTCTTCAATAGCAGAATCGCAGTCGCTGTATTGAGCAACTTCTCGATATCTACGAATAAGATCGTTTTCATTCTTAATGACACCTTCAAGATCCATAACCAAACCGTAAT